TGTCTGTATCGACCGTAACTTCACCTACTAGGCCAGTAAATGATGAGTGTTGTGTCGTTGTACCACGACGGAACTGTATTGCATATGCCGCCATATTATATTCTCCCGTCTATAAAAAATCGATTTATTATAAACTACACTGAATTGGGTTAAGTGTAATCTACTCTTATTTATCTAAGATAGTGGATATTTGACTGTATGTATTTAATTATTAAAGTATTACTACTTCAATAATTTTAGAGCCTTCAGAGGACTCCGTCGTTAAGGATTTGGCAAAAACTGCACGTCCCATATCAACACCAGCAACACTTTTTGCATGACCTTTGACACTAGACGTTACCATTAAATCACCTTTTTTAACTGGTCCAATTACTTGACATGGTACTCTACCACGCAATGCAATGTAAGGGTGTGTATCATCTGTGCCTGCTTCTGCATTCATTCTATAAGCTGGATTAGTACTTACAACGCCTGCCACTCTGTAATCTGCGGGCACATCGGTCTTAGTGACTTCTTTATCTCCGCCAAATATAAGGACAGTTCCTGGTTCGTAAATAGCATCAGCTTCGTAACGTTCTGCAAGGTCGGCATAAGTGGCTTCAATCGTTTCGCCGTGAACAAATTCCCATCTTTTTGATGGACTGCCCAAACTATATGTTGCATCAGTTAATGGTGTTATAGAGCCTGCTACTGTATTATTGGCATCATTTACCATATGGTTCGTTGGTAAATCTCCGGAAGTCAAATAACCGCTATCATTTGGTAAATCACTTATAGCTGTAGGGACATTCGGTTTATCTATTAAATTATTATAACTACCCGATGTAGCCACTGTTGCCAAATTACTTGCTACTGCTAACGTGCTTATCTGTGTTTGCAGTGTTCCGTTGTAATCATCATCATTGTTTATTGATGCCGCTATCTTTTTTAATGTGTTTAATTGATTTGGTGCAACATCTACCACATCATTTATACGGCCTTCTGTATACGTATTTGCCGCATTCAAATTTGTAACATCATCTGCTTGCCAATCTGCGGCAAAGCCTTGATAACTCTGTGTGACATACCCTGCATCATTGTAAAAAGAACCAACATTAGTCGGTAGACTAGTGCCTGTTGAGCCTCCAGTGCTTCCTGAAATAACAGTTGTGTCTGTCAATAGACCAAAGTCTGTAGGAGCATCATAACTAATAACACCAGTTGTATTGTCATAACCTATTTCATTACCTGTTACACTGATTGCCTGTCTAGCATCTGAATCTTGGTAATAATTTCCTGAAAAAGATATTACACCAGTTGCTGGATCATACGTCAATTCACTACCAGCATTCATACTGATAGCCGCTCTTGCTCTTGCATCTGTATAATAAAGATTTGTACCTTCAGTCAAATCATCTGTATCATAATTTGTTAGAACATTTGTAATCGCAGTACCATCACCAGTTATAGTAGTGAATGTTGCTTGTGCTGGTGCAGTTGCACCAATAACAGTGCCATCAATATTACCCGAGTTAATATCTACTGTGCCGTTTCCAGTTACATCAATTATTACATCACCGTTTTCTGAATTTATATCACCTACTAATGCACCCGTAAGTGCAATATCAGTTCCTTCAATAGCGCCTGTTTTAAAATCATCACTGAACGTTGAAAATTTACCAGAGGTTTCGTCCCAACCAAACTTCTTGTTGTCATCTGTTCCTCTATTAATCTCAATACCAACATCTTCGGTAGCAGAACCTGTTAAGTCTCCATTCAATAGCATAAATGGATCAGCAACACTTACTGTTTCTGAATCTACTGTAGTTGTGGCTCCTAATACACGTAAATCACCATCAATTTCTAGTACACCATTTTTAGGTTTAATTACTGCGTTTGCAACAGAATCTAAAATCAGTTTTTCACCTTTTAGAAATAATCTGTCACCGAATTTAATTTGCTCTGCCATATGAATTCTCTCTCAAACGATTAGGTTTCTTATCTAATTGTATTTATCAGAATTCATGGTTTTTTAGCCATAAAAAAAGCCGGGAATAAATCCCGGCTTTCTTGTAATCTAATTTGTATAAAAAATTATACGAATGCTAGATTTGAGACTGCGATTTTAGAAACGTAGTCTGCCGCATTACCTAGAGATGATGCAGTGTTTGTTAGTTCAACATAACCGTAACGAGTCATAAATGACACTACTGGTTCGAATGAACTTGGATCTACCACAACGCCTGATGACATTAACGGTACGTATGGGCAATAGAACGCCGCCGCATCGATTTCGCCTTGACCTTTGTAGCCTAGTAATACGTCATCGTTTGATGCATATGTGTTTACATATACTCTCATAGTACTGTTTAGAGTACCTACGAACTTAGTATTAGTTGGTGCTTCAAAAGTACCTTCAGTTGTACGTGCAAATGCTGATGTAGTTGCAGATTGTAGAACTGTTAGTGCTGATGGTGAGATAACTGCCCAGTTAGCCGCGCCACGTCTTGTACGCTGTGCTACTAGGTTAGCTTGTTGGTTGATTAATGTCGCAAGTACGGCATGTCTGTCACCGATAAACGTTGGTGTACCTGTGAAAGATGCTGACATGTCATATGTGCCACCTGTTGTTGCAAGTGCAGATAGTGAGCCTAAGATTTCTTGGTCGATTTCAGCAGTGATTTCCATTGCTAATGCCGCCATGATTTCAGCTTCGATATCTAAACCGTGCATTGAGTTAGCGTCTTGTGCCGCTTCGAAAGTCCAACGTGCAGACAGTTTACGAGTTTTCGCTTCAACTGTTTGCTTTAGAACTTGAATTGACATTTTTGATCCTGCTTCACCTTCTAGTGATGCTGTAGAAGCCGGAGCCCCTGCCGCGTCACCTGAATATGCGTTAGCAATATCAAATGGGCTTAGTGCTTCATCACCTGCCGCCACGCCAGCTTTTGCTTCTGCGTAACGTACTCTTAGAGTGTGAATTTGGCCTACTGGGCCTGTCATTGGCTGTACGCCGATGATTTCGTTTGCAATTACTGTTGGCATTACACGACGGATAACTGGTAGGATCACTTTGTTAAGAGTAGCGATGTTACCAGCCTGTGTTGCACCAGCAGTTGCACTTTCATTAAGTGCTACTTTAGTGTTTTCTAAAACTGCGGACATTGTATCACGTTTTGTGCCTTCTAGACCTTCTAGTAGTGCATCACGTGTACCGTCCCAGTTATTTCCTTCAAAAAGATTTTCCATCTTTTATTCTCCTGATATTATCCTGGTTAATTCAATCCAGCCAATTTCTTAAGCTGAATTATTTCGGCATCGCTTCCTGACGACTGTGGTTCTACGTGTGTTGCTACCCCACGGTCACCAGTTCTTTCAGTCACTTTGCCTTCTGTTAATGTTTTTGTTTCTTTTGTAGAAACGTTTTTCTCATCCAAAACAGCTGGTAGATATTTTTTAAATGCTGTTTGTAGATTTGAAGTTTTTACTGACTCTAATAAATCAGACATTACTGTTGCTTTTTCTTTACCTAACGGTGCTAGTAAACCAGATAGAACTTCTTTTCTGTTCATCTTGTCTTCTAGTATACGTTGAGTTTTCTTAGCGCCTTCAATGTCCGCATCTTTATCAGCTATCACTTTTTCAAGTTCTGCAACCTTGTTAGCAGATTCGTTAAGTTTCTTGTTCACTTTAGCTACTTCTGTGCCTTCATTTAATTGTGAAGCCATAAATTCGCCTGAGAACGCTTCAAAGACCTTACGTCCAAACTCATTTTCTTTAGCTTGTACGATATCTTCTTTTAACGCTTTCATTTCTGAACGTAAAGAATTCTTAATTGTATTTTCAACAAGTTCCGCTGAACGTTTAATAAACGATTCTTTAGTCTTGTTAAGAATATTTTTGCCTTCTGCTACCAAACGTACTTTAGTGTTAACTAATTCACGTTTATCATTATGGAACTCAGATAGTTCACGGCTTAGTTGTTTAACAACGAATTTCTTAGTTTCCTGTAGATTTTCGTTAACTTTAGCCCTGTCTGCCTGTAGTTCTTTAACTTCGGTCGCTAAACGAGAAGTAATGAATTTTTCAAGGAGTTTTGCATGTTCAGAAATTGCTTTCTTATATGCAACTCGTTCTGCGATAAGTTGTTCACGGTCTGTTTTAAACTCTGCCATTTCAGCTTTAATTGATGTATTAAGCATGTTATCCATAGCTTCTACAATCACTGATTTGTCGTGTTCAAACTTTTGTGCGAACTCCTCACGCAACTCGGCTGTAATCTCCTCTCTTGCTTCATTTAGTTTTGTCTCAAGAGCCTCTTTAATTTGTGCGCCAGCCTCTTCGGATAGGGCACCTGACTCTAAAAGATTAGCAAGGATTTCTGTTGCCATTGTTGCTTCTCCTGTTATAGTTTAAGTTCATTAATGAACTTAACGATTTGTTCTGACAAGTATTTTTGAGCGACCTTGTCTGTTTGTACATTCTGTGCTAGTTGCCAAGTTTGGTAACCACCACGCATGTTCATTAAACCTTCGTAGATTGCCTTCGGGTAGGCATCTGGAGCACTTGGTTGTGCTACGATGTCTACAGTGACAATCTCAAAATTCTTCACATTCCCATCGTGACCAACTTCACCTGAACCACGAGATGAGACACCTAGCGTGGCACCTGATTCGATTAATGTTCTGATAATGTTACCCATGGGTGTAGGAACAATTTTAAGTTTACCATATCCGTTCGGCCCATCCATCCACATATTCTCAATAATATGTGATACTCTGTCTACATTGACAGTTAATTCTGGCGGATGGTCACATTCACCTAATACTGGGAAACCTTCGCTGATTTTAGATTGTACAGATTCAACTGCCCTAGTAATTTCAGCTACAGGATATACCCTTTGGTTAGCATTCTTAACGTTACCTTGAACGAAAATGCCTTCCATGAACATGTTTTTTCCGCCGTCCTCACCTTCCACGATACGTGATTTCACATTCGCTTGTTTGTGGGATAGTCTTTCAATAAGAACGGTCATTGGTTATCTCCAAAGTTTTAGCTACTAACTGATTTAGTGTTAGCGCCGTTATCACCTTCAGAAGCCGATTTCGGGCTCATTGCAGGTGCTTTACTGTTTCCAGATACGTTTACGTTACCTGTTGACATATCTTTTGGTGCATCACCTTTGCCGCCTGATGTGTTACCATCGTTTTGGCCTACTGGTTTTGCATTTGAATCGTCACCAGGACGCTTTGCATTTGCATTGACTGTTGATGCTGTGTTGTCACCATTGTCGCCTGTTGACGCTGTTGCCGGAGTAACATACTCGTCCAACTTGTCTTCATCTGCTTCTGCTTCGTCTTCTGATTCTTCTAAATCAAGTTCTAGTTCATCTGATTCATCTACTGCTTCTTCTTCAACAGCTTCAATTTCAGTTGCTTCTTCCATGTCATCTTCCACATCCATTTCTTCGTCTGCTTCATCTTCCATGTCATCGCCTTCACCTGACATAATTTTTTCGAATTCCGCTTCAAGATCCGCTAGATTTGACTCTAGGTCATCTACACGTGCTTCCATATCCTCAGCTGGAGCCTCTTCATCACCCATTTCTAGGTCTTCTTCTGCTTCATCTTCTGATGATTCGTCTGCATCATAGAATTCTTCATTTTCTATTTCGGATGCGTCATCTTCGATAGCTTCGCCATCTTCCAATGATACTTCCTCTAGTTCTTCGTTTTCCTCAACTTGGTCAGTCTCGGCCTCAGATTCGTCTATATCCTCAAGGTCTTCTTCTACAACTTCGTCACTATCGTTAAGAAGTTCTTCATGGATCCTACGAGCCTCTGCTACAATAAAGTCATGCAACATGTTTTCTGCGGCGTCTTTTTCCTCGTTGATTAGAAGTTCTAGTACGTTCTCTAATGTACTTTTGTCTGACATAATATTATATCTCCTTATCTTCTATAATCGCCACGTTTGCAAAGTCGCTTGATGTGGCAAGGTTGTAGAAACACTTCTATTGTTTCAAATGTATTTATAGAGGTTTTGAGGGTTTATTAAGGAAATGCAACAAAACGGCTATTTTTTCAAGCCATTTTGTGATATAAGTTATTTAACAAAGTATGTCAATCACTTATGTACTCATTTAACTGTCTTTTCAGACATTTATTGACACTTAAATATTATAGTTCAGGCTCAGCAGATGCATCAGAACTACCACCATATTGAGTGCTTAGTCGTTCTTTTGCTTCTGAATTCTGTACTTTTCTATATTCACGCATCTTACGTAGGTCATTAAGGTGAGTAAGTGTTAGACGATTTTTTCTTGTATCATCTAATTCTATGCTATTATGTTCATCCCTATCAGGTGAATAATTTTCATTGATATCACTATACTTCATTTAAAAACTCCGTTGACTATATCTATTTATACGTTTGGATCGATTTCGTCTGTTTCTTCGGAATTTTCCGCGCCACTTATTGGTGAACCTTCTTCATCTGTCTCTGCATCCGTTTCATCAAACTCTGGTTCGCCGCCTTCAAACTCACCGCCGGGAACACTTGCCCCTACTGATTTAAGTCCGTCTGCGTCTTGTGGGTCGCCAGTGCCTTTTTCTTCATGCCATAACTTTTCGTTTTCCATGATTTCTTCATCAGATAATCCCAAGAAACGTTTCATTGCAAAACGCTTACTTACATACTCTGCGCCTTCGATTGCAGTAAATACATTCATCATAACTTGGTCTACTTCTGCTTGACGATACTTACCAAAGTTTTGTGGAGGATTAAATTTCAAGTCAAACAAAGAACTTTCAATAACCACACCTCTGTGCTTCATGAACATCTTAAACTCTCTGTCCAAGTCTTCACATACTAATGCTTGTAAACGTTCACAGAACTTAGTAAATCTAAATTCTTGAATGAATGCAGTACCTACACGACCATCATTGTAGCCGTTACCGTCACTGTCTAAGCTACCTAGATAGCTTGGTGGAACTCTAAGTCCACGCATCATCTTATCATTGAAGTATTTCAAATCATCAATCTGTCCTAAGTTTTCACCACCAGGTAGTGTCTCAACTTTAGAACCACGACCTTCAGCCGTCTGAGCAAAGAAGTAATCTTCCATAATAGATAGTGGATTGTATGCACTATCTGTGATATTCTGACCGCCACCTGTTTTACTTGGAATACGTCTTTGATGAATTTCACTTTTGATACGTTCTAAGTGGGCTCTTGCTTTGTGTGTTGGCATGTTACCAACATCGATATAGAATACTCTACGTTCTGGTGCTCTTTGAACACGATAAATCAGAATAGCATCTTCTAATAATTCTTTTTGTTTATAAACTTTGAACACTGGTTCAAGTATTGAGTTGCCAAAAGGCCAGAAGCCATCGATACCTTCACTTAATGAAATATGAACAATATGCTTTGCATCAACTGGCGTTGATGTTTGGTCTGACACAAATCTACTACCACCAGCGCCGCCGGCTGTATAGCCTTGTGTAGTGTTCGCATTAATATTAGGTGCTCCTGTAAGACCTGTTTGTGTTTGTAATAGTTTAGTTGTATCGGCAGTAATATTAAGGCTCTGTAGATTAATATCTAAATCTTTAATATAGTATGCTTCAATTTTTTTGCCTTTGCCTTCGTTAACAATAACTTTTTCGATTTTAGCTGGATCTACCCAAAAAAGTTTATATGTTTCCGGGTCACGAACAAATATTTGGTCTCCGAATTTGACTGTGTTTCTAAAGATACGGAACATTCTCTTATTAATTTTATTAAGAGAACACCATTGTCTTAGTGATTTTTGAATAATATCATTTTCTGTTTCGCTTGAATCTTGATTATATTCAACATGAAAAGGAAGTTTACTATATTCGTTTTTCAATGTAGAAAATTCTGCAATAGTATCTAATGCAGTATTCACTTCACTATCTAAATCCATTTGGTCATATTGACCATATCTTTGTACACGATTAGGTTGTCCCTGATAAACCTCAGGTAACCAACTACTATATCGTTTGGTATCTGCATCGCCGGCATATCCCCCACCAGATGAACGTGGCATCTTTTCGGGCATTCCGTCGTATGTTTTAAAATATTTTTTCCAGCTCATTTTTTATTCCTTAGAGTTAATACTATCATAATTTGATATGTTTGTCAATACTCTTCCTTTAATTATTATTTAACGCATTCACTAGATTACGTAATTCAATTAATACTGCATCTTTCTCTGCCGCATTTTCAACGTTGTCTCTTCCAAAATAAGACCCAGGATTAATGCTTGTATACTTGGTTTCTAGGTTTTCTAATGCTTGTATCATTAATCTCATATTTTCTTGGCCTTCCTCAGTCTTTGACGCATCTGTAGTTCCGATTGCTTCCATAACTGCTCGTAATTGTGCCGCCTGAGTTTCGCCGTATTCTTCACCTGGCTTAAACAAACCAAGTAGTTTAGTCAAATCTTTTAAATCATCTGCGATATCTTCGCTTTTATTTGGTCCTTCAGTTAGCAGTATACTATTGATTTTATCAAACATATTTTCAGCATCGGTATCAGTAAATACTCTTTTAATAATGTTTCGGTCGTCCTTGGTTAAATCATTTTGATTTAGAACTTCTCTGCCTGTTTCTAACGTAGAATCTGTTGCCGTTTGTATGTCTCTTGTTTCATTACTACTATCTGTCTGGCTTTCAGAAACCTCAGCGCCCACTATTTTGTTTGCCCAATCGACAATACTTGTGCCAGCACTTAACAAACTTGTTTGTAGGTCAGTTACCGCAACATCAAATTTACCAGTTAGTAGTGTTACTGTTGATGCTAGTGGACTAAATGTGTTTGCAAATTCTACTGCTTCTGCCAATAAGGCTTTATTTGCAGTATTTTGTTCGCCTAATATAGATGTAAAACCTTTAACCTGTTCGTCAAGTACTTGTTCAAGGGCAACTACCGCCTGTCTTCTTGTATCAATTCCTTCTAGCACAGCCTTGTCTGCTTCTGATGGGCCAGTTGGTCCTTTATCTGCATCTTCAACCGTTGCTCTAAGACGAGACAAATCTGCAATCATTGACTGCAAAAATTGGTCTGTCTGTAAAACTGCACGATTGCCTTCTTGACTTGCACTTGCAATAATGCCTTGAATATCGGGAGACAAATCAGCAATAGCAGTTTGAAATGCCTCTGGTCCTTGTTCGCCTGCCATCGCAAGACGCTCTACAATTGGAAGTAATTCTTTACCAATACCTGTACCACTTAACTGTTGGAATGATTGCTCACGTACAAATGCACCTTGGCTTCCTGCCGCCATTCTTTCAATAACTGCCTGTCCCAATGTACCTTCTAACATTCCCGCTGAGCCAATAGTTTCTCTAATAGCGTTTGCTCTATTAGGATCCATCGTAACCAATCTTGATGTTACATCGTCACGTTGTAGAGTTTGCGAAATCATCTTAGCCGCATCTTCTAAGTTTATTTTTAAAACATTTGCAGTTGACGAAACGCCTGACATGAAATCGTCCATACCATCACGTAATTGCTGTTGACTCATTCTGTCAAGTACACCCATATTTCTTAATGAGTCTAAGTACTCACCTGCCAATGAAGTTATTTCTCCAAACTCAAGTCCGAATTCGGCTGTCATAGCAAGTCCGCCTTCACTACGTGCTTTCTGCAAAGAACTTGCGAATTCCAAAGATGATTTAACTCCTACAATACCAACAGACCTTGAAAACTGTTTTGTAAATTCTGCCGCTTCACCTAATGTGAAATTGTTTTCGTGTATCATTTTAGACATACTTGTAAGACCAGACTCTACATCTGAAAGGCCTGCCATTAGACCCGATTGTCTAATTTCTTGTGCCATGTTAAATCTGTCTTCTGTTTGTTGTCCCATAAAGCTGTTAATAGCTTTAGTCGTTGCTAAAATTCCTACTGCCGCTCTTGATACGACTTTGCCTGCTTCTTTAAATCTTTCTGCTAATGCTTCTTCATCGTATTTCATGCCTGCCAGTTCTCTGGTCGTAGCATCAGTCATATCGCCGCCTTGTGCAGTGATATTTTTGTTAATTGCTAATTCACGCTGTCTTTCTGCGGTAGTTTTTAAAATATTTGCTTGTGTTTCGTTTTGTCTTATAAGTGTTTCAAAAAATCCAGCTATTTTGTTTTGATGAATTGTATTTTTTGCACTTTCTTGCTGTTCTTTTTGTGTGGCTTTTGCAGTCTCTTGTGATTGTGTCCTAACTGCACCTAACGTATCATGCAATATCTTATACTGTTTTTGAGCGTCTCCGCTCTCGCTTGTATAAATTTTATCTAATGCTGTGCTTGTCTCAGCCGAGTTACCAGATATTGTTGCCAATATTTGACGTATCTGAGCCATAGTAGTCTCAGTTGCCCATCCCGGGATGGAAGGATCAATACCTTCAATGTAAACATTTCCTTCAGCCATTCAAAATACCTCTTGACAAGTTAAACTACGTAGTTTATAATATGTCTAAATATACGTATATAACACTTTAAGTTTTATTATAAGTGTATTTATCAATCCAAGGAATTAATGATGACCGACAACCCGCTGAACAAATACTTTAGAAAGCCAGCACTATATGTTAGTTTGCCAACTAAAGGCAAATTTAATCCAGAAATTGACCAAACCATTATTGAAGAAGTGGGTGTTATGCCCATGACTGCAATCGATG